TCAAACAAATCATAATAAACTTTAACCTCTTCACAACTTGGATTTTTTACAAACCATTCTAAAAACTCATCATCAATAGATTGTACACCATCTTTGATTAGGTCTTTATTGTCTGTTAGGATGATTTTTTTACAATACTTAAATCTATAATCTTTTTGATGATTAATTAAATGTCTTTTTTCAGTATGAGTTTGAGGTTTTTGTTCTCTTTCACTTACAAAAGTATTTATGTAATAATCACCAATTTTAATTTCTTCTGAATTAGTGATATAGATGTTTTGAGGTTGCCAAAATTTAAAATCAAAATCCGAAGCTAATTCATTAAAAATATCACCTATATTATATTGTTTATCTAATTTAAAACCATTAATACATTTTAAGATATTAAGTGAGCCATTTAAAATTGATTTATCTATTGGTATTAAATGTATATTTTTCATAGTGTTTTATATAAATTTCTAAAATTTCATCAATCGTATAATCTTTATCGTTGGAAGAAAATCGCTTGTCTTGATTTCCGTACATAATAGAAAACTCGGATTTCTCGTTTGTCAGCCATTCTAAAACCTCAACAACTTTTTGCTTTTCTTGTGCTGTCATAACTCTTTTATTATTTGGTTAATTTCAATCTGCAACTTTTCCAGTTGTACTTCCTGTTCAAACAATAACCCAAAAGCAACGCTACAATCTTGTAACTCTTCGATTTCACGCACTAACTGTTTCAATCTTGAAACTACATTAGTTTTGATTACTGTATCATTCATAACTACTTATTTAAAGCCATTAATATTTGAGAGCCGTTTAAACCAGCGGTTGATTTTAAGAAGTTTGAAAACTCCGCATTTTTACGTCTGTTTTCAGCTTGTATCTTTGTCATTTCATCTTTGATAGTGAAAAGCACTACAAGGTATCTACCCGCTTTATCTGTATGAATATAGTCTTTAGCAACTATCCTTTCATATCGGTTGTGCAATGTTTCTAATCTAGTCATTTGATCTACTTTTTAATGCCTCGTTTGCGCACTTTGTAAGTGCATCCGCTTGAAGCTGGTTAATTTTATCTATCAACTCTTTTTTTAAAGGCGTTGCTTTACCTTTTGGAACTATCTTCCTAACGTGCAATATTTCTGTTTCATTATTTGGAAACTTCTTTTTTGCACCAGCGTTTCTCTCATTTGCCATATTGTTATGTTTTAATATTATTTTACAAATATAAAACTATTTTTTAAAAAAAGATACATTTTATTAATTATTTATACAATTTATATTGATAATAAATAAAAACAGTATATCGTTGGCTACTTTAGTAGTCAACAAAAAACCCCCGCATTTCTGCGAGGGTAATTAACCAAAAACAAAACTTTTATTATGAAAGTGTAAAAGTAATAATTTTTTTTTATAAGTTTGTACAATGAAAAAATATTTTTTATTACTATTTTTAATTGTAAGCTGTTCAACAGATGAACAAAACTGCCGATGCACAGCCAAATATAGACTGTTTAGTCAAAGCGGTTTCTTTTACGTTGAAAATACAGAAATAGATTGTGTAACAAAACAACCAATCAAACTAATTCAACCCGATGCTATCTTTTGCGGATGCGTTGATTAATTAATTTCTTATGGCAAGACCTTTTGGAACTAAAAATATTGAAACTCCCGAAAAGATGTGGGAACACTTTTTAGCTTATAAAAAACAAGTTAAAGATAATCCTATTATTGTAAAAGATTGGGTGGGTAAAGATGCTACCGATGTATTTAGAGAAAAAGAAAAACCATTAACTTTTATAGGGTTTCAAAACTACCTTGATGACCAAGAAATTATAACCGATGTTACTGATTACTTTGAGAATAAAGATAATAGATACAGTGATTTTATCCGTATCTGTTCACGTATTAAGAGAAATATTCAGGATGACCAAATCGCTGGAGGTATGGTAGGTATTTACAATCCAAGCATAACACAAAGATTAAACGGATTAACCGATAACGTAGACTTAACAACAAAAGGCAAAGAAATACAAACATCGCCAACTTCAATACAAGTCGAAATAATTAAAAATGAAGAATAATTATGGAAAAATTAAAAAAAGATGAATTTGGACTTTACATAAATGCTGAAAATTATGCTGAATGCAAAGCTAATATAATTATAGCTAAAATACTTAATGAAGATACAAGCGACTAATGTATTTGAAAGGAATTATAACGCTTTAAGTAGTGGTAATTATAAGTACATTATCAATAGTGGCTCATCTCGTTCAAGTAAAACCTTTTCAATTATTCAAATTTTTTGGATATTAGCTTGGACAAAAGAGCGCACAAAGTTAGCAGTATTTAGAAATACTAAAAAGGACTGTAAAGATACTATACTTCAAGATATGCTTAAATATTACCCAACTTTGGAAAATTGGGATAGCATCAAGTATAATAAAACAGAAAGCACGTTAACGTTCCCAAATGGTTCAACTATCTACATTGAGGGTACTGATGATGAATTGAAAGTACACGGATACCATTCGGACTATCTTTGGTTTAATGAAATCTACAAAGTGCCTTTGGAAGTGTTTAACCAGTTAGATATGCGTTGTAGTGGTGTTGTTTTCTTAGATTACAACCCAATAGGTAAAATGTGGAGCGATGACTTAATAAAGCAAGATAACGCAATAGTATTGCATAGCACATTTAGAGACAATCCTTTTTGCCCTTTAGAACAGAAAAAGAAAATATTATCATACGAGCCAACGGAATATAATATACAGCAGAATACAGCTTCGGACTACCTTTGGACTGTTTACGGCTTAGGATTAAAAGCCGAAAAACCAAACAGAATTTTCAGTAATTGGAAAATAATGACAGATAAAGAGTTTGAAGATTTGCGTTACCCGATGTACTATGGAATGGATTTTGGACTTTCAGCACCGAGTACTTTGGTAGCAATGAAATTCGATGGAGATACTTCTTTTTTCTTTAAAGAAATCCTGTATAAGCCAATGAATAAAATGTCAGGCACTTTGTCAGAGGAATTATTTAACTTAGGAATTGATAGAAACATTGAAATAATTTGTGATAGTTCAAACGAAATAAACGAAACAGAGGGGCGAAAGCTAAAGAATAGCGGGTTTAATGTAATATTTGCTTTAAAAGGCAAAGGAAGTGTAAAAGCTGGTATTGAACTATTACAAAAGAAAAATGTTTATTACACCAAGTCAAGTACAAATTTAGAACAGGAATACGAAAATCATAGCTGGAGAATAGTACAAGGGTTGCAGTTAGATGAGCCAGAGCAAGGCAATGACCACTTAATAGATGCCTGTAAGTACGTTTCTAATTGGTATGCCAGAACTCGTTATTTAACGTAAAATAAAAATAATTAATTATTTATATCAATTATAAATAATAATTAATACATTTGTAAAATTATAATTATTGTCGTGATGACAAAGATTAACTTATGGTAGCAAAATCATTTAGTTTATTTGGTCGTGAAATATGGCGTGCAGAACGTGATAGGTCAGGTCAGTTTTTTTATACCTTACTTGGTGGTAATAGCTTTGATGACAATGGTAAATATTTAGAGCTTTATTTCAAAAATCCAGTATTAAATACTATTGTTAATCTACGTTCAGAGTTGTATTCTCAAATGAAGATACAGCACTTCGACAAAAATGATAAAGTAATCGAAAGCAGTCCTTACGTTAATTTACTTTACAATCCAAACTACTTTCAATCAAAAGAAGATTTTTTTTACCAACAAATGGTATTCTTATCAACTTCAGGTAACAACTATATTTATCAAAAGAAAGCGTTTGCAAACGAACTACCAAAAGCAATTTATAATCTTATTCCAAGTGAGATTGATTTAAACGATATCCAAAAGTTAAATAAATTCTTAGTTACCAAACAAGATATTAACGCTTTTAACAATCGTAAAATCAAATATAAACTTGATGGACAGACTTATGACTTGTATTTAACAGATATTCTGCCCTTGTATGACTTAGCAAATGGATTAAAGGATAATACATTTATGCAATCGCCAAGCCGAGTTAAGGCAATCTATAAAGTGCTTTGTAATATCGATGAAAACTTAGCATCAAAGAATATTAATCTTAAGATGTCGCAAAAGTACTTAAGTAAAAACGAGAGTACGGGTAACGAGGCGCAAATAAAAGATGATGACCGTAAGAATATAGACAAGGCAATTTATAATAAATCTTTAATTCTTACCAATGCTAATATTAGTGTTCAGCATTTAGTTACTGATATGAAAAAACTGTTTTTAGATGAGCAGTTTGCGGATGATGCTAATAAATGCCTATTAGCTTTTGGATTAAATAAAGACGTACTTAACTACTTTGCTAAAGATAGCACATTTGAAAATCAGGAAAAAGGCACTATTAAATACATTCAAAACTCTATACAATCTACTGCCGATAATACAATGAACTCTTTATCTTCGCAATGGGGATTACTTGAAAAAGGCGAAAGATTAAAAGCAAGTTATGACCATTTGGCAGTAATGCAGTCAATAGTTGTAGATAAAATCAATAGTTTTAAAGCGATGCAAGAAGCTATTAAGTTAGGTATTGAAAATACAACAATAACTCCAGCAGAAGCGGTTAAAATGAGTAATGAATTTAAAATGAAATTAGGGTTATGAGTACAAAATTAAACTTACAGCAAATCAATAAGCAGTTAAATATGGAGCGGATTAAAAAAGAAAATCCAAGTCTTTATGCTTCGATACAAGAAAAGAATAAATCATTTAATAAAACAGTTAAAAAATGATAACAATAAAAGAGTTTCCAGATAAACAATTCCAAAATAAAGAGGATATGTTTAAAGAGTTGAGAGAAAATAAAAACACTC